CTGGCTCTGCGAGATCATCGAGCACCTCGCGGATCGCAGTTCGGATCAGGTTCCGGGTATCTCCGACGGTGGGTTGGTCAAAGGCCTGAGGGGCCAGCCGATCCGGCAGCGCCAAGAGGCGGGTTCTTAAAAGCGCGAGTACGGCAATCCAGGCCGCCTCGATCTCATCCGCCGCAATCAACGAGCGGCGCTTTTCCTCTGCCTCCATCTCGGCAAGATCCGCCCGCGCCCGAATGAAGCGGGCACGTTCAGCCGCATAATCAGGCGCACCGGCCTGCGCCCTCAGCGCCTGATCACGCAAGTACCGGACATAGCCGCGTACAGACCCGATCAAGTCATACTGGCCGCGCTCCGCCTTCGGGATCACACCCTCGCGGCTCAGCTGTTGTATGCGCCGCTCCGAGAGATCTAGAAGCCGCGCGATTACGCCGATGGGCTGTGTGGCTGTCGACATGCGCGGCCCCCGAACCTTCGATTAACTATATGGAATCGCGTCTAATTCACTGGATGTGCAGGCCCACTAGAGCGAAGCTCAAGACAGCAGAAAACGCAATTCAGGACGCATTGAGATGAGCCAACGCCCCACTGCCCAAGACGCGTTCATCGCAAAGAAAGCTGCGATCGACGCGATGCTTGCTCGGCTTCAAGCGCTGAGCGACGCGCACTTCAACACCCATCCCGACGAGGTCCACTGGGGGCACGTCGGCAACCTTGATTATTACGCCGAGCTTCTGAAGCGCATCACCGACAGCGCCTTCACGGAAGGCGAGCACGCGGAGTAAACCCCATGGAAACCACCAGCATTCGGCTCACCATCCGGAACCTGCCCGACCATTTTGACCGCACCCGCATTGCCACCGTTCTCGACGAGATCGAACTGGCCCTGCTGGAGGAGCGCGAGATTCACTGCAGCACCTCAGCCGACAGTTTCACGATCACGATTGTGGTGCCAACTCTCCAGCTGGTGGATGTGGCGACCTGCTTGAAAGGCATTGGCCTGATCTAACCTCGCGCACCCGCAACCCAGATGGCCTCGAAGAGCCGACGCAGCAAGAACGATCTTGCCAGGCTTACGATTGTGAAAATCCCTCCCATGGCGAGGTTTTGACCCAACGTTGTTTGCAGTCCAAAGATCGGAAAGATCAGGATCTGCGTCACGACGGCGACGCCATAACCGACGATCACGTTCGCGACCGACTCGACCAACGACATGAGGCGAGACTGTTTCATGCAGCCTCGCGCTCAGATTTCAGGGCATCGAACGTCTGCTCGCCGCCTTCAAGAATGGCCTGCTTGCCTGTGAATTTCTGCCAACGCGCGACCGCCACATCGACGTAAGCCGGGTTCAGCTCAATGCCGTAACAGACCCGTCCAGTCGTTTCGGCCGCGATCAGTGTGGTGCCGGATCCCATGAAGGGCTCATAGACCGCCTGACCCGGGCTCGAGTTGTTCAGGATCGGCCGCCGCATGCATTCGACCGGCTTCTGAGTGCTGTGGACGGTTTTCTCGTCCTGATCTTTGTTGGCAATCTGCCAAAGCGTGGTCTGCTTGCGGTCCCCCGCCCAGTGCCCCTTGCCGGACTTGCGCACGGCATACCACGCGGGCTCGTGCTGCCAGTGATAATCCCCGCGGCTCAGAACCAGTCGATCCTTGGCCCAGATGATCTGGGACCGGATGGTGAAGCCTGCGACTTCGAGACTTTCCGCGACCGTCGCCGCGTGCAGCGCCCCGTGCCAGACATAGGCGACATCGCCGGGGAACAGAGCCCAGGCTTCGCGCCAGTCAGCGCGGTCATCATTCAGCACCTTGCCGGTGCGTTTTGTCTTGGCCGCGCCAGCCTGGTTACGCCAGCTCGGATCGTATTCCACACCGTACGGTGGATCGCTGACAAGCAATAGCGGCTTTACGCCGTTCAGCACTCTCTCGACATCCGTGGCGACCGTGCTGTCGCCACAGAGCAGCCGGTGGTTGCCGAGGATCCAGATGTCGCCGGGGTGGCTGACCGGATCTTCAGGGGTTTCAGGGATATCGTCTTCACCCTCCTGCGGGCCGCTGCCTTCCTCGAGGCTCGACATCAGCGCGTTTAACTCATCGTCTGTGAAGCCAGTCAACCCCAGGTCAAAATCCGCCTCCAGCAAGTCGGCAAGTTCGAGGTTCAGGAGGTCCTTGTCCCACTCCGCGTTCTCGCTGGAGCGGTTATCCATGATCCGGAAAGCACGCGCTTGGCTGACGGTCAGCCCCTTGGCGACATGCACCGGCACGGTCTTGAAGCCGAGCTTGCGGGCCGCTTCCAGCCGCGTGTGCCCAGCGAGAACCACCATCGCCTCGTCGACAACGATAGGCTGGCGCCACCCGAATTCCTGGATCGAGGCCGCGACCGTCGCGATTGCCTGCTCGTTGCGGCGCGGGTTACGCGCATAGGGAATGATCTGCTCGAGCGGCAGGTCGACGACGTCCATGGTGATGTCCTTGGGAAGCCAACGAAGCGAAATGGGGTCCGATCCCCATTTCGGTTCAGGCAGGTTTTGTCAGGCCATCAGGCCTTTGTTTTCTTGGGGTTCGCTTCGAAGCGAAACGAAACGGGTGTTTTCAGGGGTGTCACTGGGAAACCCTCGGGCCTCGCCCCCCCGAATACGGTTACAAACAGGAGGGACCCGTTCAATTTCAATGGGTTACGCGGCACAACATTTTGAACGGAGACTGTTTTTTCAGAAAACTGGTCACCATTTGCACCGCTTCGAAACGCCCCCACCCACGCCCGCACCTCTCGACTTACCACCCACATACCGACGAGACAGCAAAAGTGTCTGGCAGTTTTTTTCATCAATGCGATTTTTTTTCAGAGCGCCGGATCGTCGGCACGCGCGAGGTCAATCACCTGCTGCATCGAGAGGTGCTGGCTGACGTTACGACGGTTCAGCTTGTGTGCAATCAGGCAGAGACCAAAGACCCAGTGGTGATGCGCAGAGGACCGCTGCAGACCCACGGTCCGGCACACCTCCCGCCAGCGATAGCCATAGGCGCGCAGCCAGACGATCTGGCCATCGATGGGCTCCAGCCCCGCCGTCCAGGTCAGCGTCTCCTCCATCCGGCTGATGGCGGCGGGCGACGGGAGCACCCGCATGGACTTCGGTTCTTGGCCCACCTTATCGGCAAAGCTCTGGACTACTTCCGGCCAGGTGCTGAAATACCCCGAAAGCCGCGGCTCAGGCAGCCGCTTGAGAACGAAAGCTGCTTCCGAGAGGCGGGCCTCGACCAGCTTTGGTGTCCAGGCGCTCATCGCTTCGTCCCCTTTTTCCTCTTGCCGTAGAGCTTTTCACCGAGCTGGCGGACGAGTTCGCGCTCGGGCCAGGTCAGACGGTCATCGTCGATGCTTACCGCGAGCAGCCCCGTCTCGCGCCAACCGTCGCGCTTGACTTGGTCGGGGCCGCGGCGATCGCCGCCATAGCCAGGGAGATGCCACCGCATGGCTTTCATCGGCACACCTCCGGGAAAAGAGCCGCATAGCCGATCACATCGATGAGGCTGTCCTCGTGCCCCGGGTCATGGGAGAGCCGAACTAGCTTCAGATCGATCATGCAAAGGACAACCTGCGTTGCCGACACGGGGCGTCCGAGCGTGATCGACCAGCGTGCAGCAATCGCCGCGAAGGCCGCATCCGCTGCGCCATAGGCTTGACCTCGGTCTTCAAGGATAGCAGCCGCTTTATCGAGTAGCACGGCGCTCATGCGACACCGCCTTGGGTCTCCAAGGCCCAGTGCAGGATCGCGATGGCATCGGCCTCGTTGTCGTCTTTGGGGCTGTAGCCGCGGGATCGGGCTGCCGCGATCATCGCCTCTTTGGGCGCGTTGCCCTTACCGGTCGCATGACGCTTAATGGTGCCGACAGGCACGCCTTGGTAGGGCACGCCCCGCAACTCGGCCCAGCTTGTCAGGGACGCCATCAAGCCGCCGTAGACATGCGCCGCATCGGTCCCGAGGTGACGCCGCACCTCTTCGAAATAGATCGCCTCAATCGGGCCAGACAGGCGGTCGATCTCGGTGACCCAGTTCGTGAACCGGAGATAACGCATACCGCCGCCGTCATAGCGCCCAGGCTTGAAGCTGGCCGTGCCGCTCGTGATCAGGCCGTCGAAGCCGCACAGCGCCCAGCCAGTGGTCGTCCCAAGATCGAGGGCAAGAATTGACTTGGCTTGTGCAGAGGGTGTGACGGATGCAGCGGATAGTTCACTATCACCGTTACACGTGCGCGCATGTGCGCGCGTGACGCCTATATAGGGGGAACCCGTCACATCCGTCGCAGCCTTTGTTTCATTGGTCATTGCAGTCCCCCGCAAATAGGTCAGAGTTGTTGTCGCAAAGCTTGATCCCGAGGAAGCCGCGGGCCTTACGGGTGTTTTCGCGGGTGAACCCCTTGGTGCTCAGCGTCTCGGAAAAGCGCTTCATTGAGCCGGCATATTCCCCGTTTGCCTCGGCCCAAGCCTTCCAGCTGTTGAAGAGATCAGTGGACCCCGCCCAGAAAGCCTTGTTGCCAGTCTCGCAGCGCTCCTCGATCCAGCGTCCAAGGGCGTCCTCAGCCTCGAAGTAATCCTCGGTGGCGGCCATCACGGCGGGCGGCGGGCGCAGGCCATGCTGTTGCCACTCCAGACAGCCCTGCAGCGCCCAAGCGAGGATCCCATCCCGCTCGGCGAGAAGACGGTCAGGCAGGCGTTTGTCGCGCTTGGCGGCGGGGATGGTGACGGTGAACGGCACCATGTGAAGCCGCCGCTTCATCGCCTCGTCCACATTGCGAATGGTGGGCTTGTGGTTGCCCACGATCAGCAGCTTGAACTGCGGTATGAACTCAAAGAAATCCTGGCGCATGAAGCGGGCCGTGATCTTGTCCCCGCCCGTCAGGGCCTTGAGTTTGCTTTCGGCCCAGCGACTGCCCTGCTCAGTCTCGATCGAGGTCACGACCCTCGCGCCCCGTAGCCCCGCCATATCGGTCGGATGGCGATCCCCGTGGCTCGCCATGAACATGTCCATGGGCGCGACCGTGGCGTAATCACCGAGGATTTCCGTCAGCGTGTTGGCAAAGACAGATTTGCCGTTGGCCCCCGTCCCGTAGAGAAAGAAAAGCGCGTGCTCGCTGGTAACGCCGGTCAGGCAATAGCCGGCCATGCGCTGTAGGTAGGATTGTAGCTCGGCGTCGCCCCCTGTTACGGTTTCGAGGAAACTGAGCCAGGTTGGGCAATTGCCTTTGGGCGCCGCAGCCGCGATTTTCGTCATGCACAGCGACTGATCATGGGGCTGGGATTGCCCGCTGCGCAGATCCAGCACTCCGGCTGTCGTGTTAAAGAGCCAGGGGTCACGATCCCACACATCTGTCGTCGTCGCATGGCGGCGGTCGCTGCGGGCGAGACGCTCAACAGCGGCAACGGTTGAGGCCGCCGAGAGCTTTGTTCGGACCTTTGAGGATGGCGAGCGCACTGCGGCGGCCCGACAAACCTGGCGCGCCAAATCAAAGGCCTGTAGCGTGTCCTCGCGCCTCCAAATGCGCCCGGTCCAGGTCAGCCATTGGCCCCAGCCAGCCACATAGCGCCAGGCATCAGAATGATGATCCGCGAAAGTTGACGCGAGAGCATCCTCTGAGAACCGCACGGGGCTTGGGCCGGCATTACCAGAGCCATCGCCACTACCGTAACCAGGCTCAGGCTCTAGGCCCTCTTCATCGGGGATTTCCCCATTGCGAGCTTGATCAAGGCGCCATAACCGCTCTGCTTCTTGCCGGAGGCGGGCATCTGGCCAAGGTGGGTCAATGCGCGCGTCGTTATACGCGACGATCTCCGCCCAAGCATCGGCCGGCGTAACATGCCCTTCCCGGCTGCGCCGGATCCAATACCCAATGACGCGTGACAGCGCATCGAAGCGGGTCGTCCCATCAACGCCGCCTTCGCGGACCGGCTTGGCAAATAGTTCCGGAACGCTGCCCCGCTCAGAAGGCGCGGCGTTAAAATCCAACGCCTCTGCAGCAAGGCCCTCCATCGGCGGCATCGCAAATATGGCTTCCGCCAGTTCACCAAGGTCAAAATCAACGGGGCGATAATCGAGGATAGAGACCAGCCGTTTCACACCCGACTTGGCATGAACGGAGCCCGCCACCCGAATGGGCTGGTGGGCGGATTTGAATGACGGATCGCCACCCACTTTGGCGGCAATCATCTGGCGCGCCCGGCAGACGCGGGCAATGTCTTCGCCTTCGGCAGGCTCCGTGAGCCGCCAATAGAGATGGAGCTTATCCTGTCCCTCGGGCGTGACGCCGCCCGATGCCACTTCGAGGGTTGGCGTGCCGAGGTGCTGGATCAGATGGCTGCGCTTGGCAGCGATATCGCCCTGATCGATATCGACCAAGACAACCTGCATCTGTGCGATATGCTCGGAGCGTGCGGCGCCCGCCTCATGGACCGTGCCCGGCACGACAAAGAGCGCCATGCCCGTTTGAGCGGCCCAGTCCGCCTGATGGGCGAGTTTGATGCCGAGATCCCCATCCACTGGCAGGAATGGCGTATGCGGCGGGGCATCTGGTGCGCCCTTCTCGGCAAGCGCCCGCACAGGTGCGAAGAACTCACAATAGCCGAACACCACCTCAGCATAGAGGGCGATCGTATTCGCATCGGGGGCAACAGGATCGGCCGCATCGGATGTTTTCAGATAATCGGTCATGCCCAACACCTCGCGGCGTAGGAGCAAAACCGGCATTCAAAATGCTCTGGGTCTGTCGTGTGGCGGGGCAGAGTTTCGCCGGCATCGCAGGCGCGCAGGATCTGGACAGCCTTATCACTGGCGGCCTGTGCTAGCGCCCCGTCAAAGGGAACAAGCTCGTGCCAGATTTCACAGGTGTCTTTGTTGATCGCCGTGAAGAGCGCCGGCGTCTCTGTCAGCCCGAGATAGGCCTGATAAAGCGCGATCTGTGCTGCATAGATAGGCTTGGCCTTGACCACCCCATGCTTTTCGATGCCGCGCCAGTTTTTGGCATTGGCTGATTTGCATTCCCAAAGCGCAGGCACCGCCATGCCGTTTGGCGCGGCAACAACCACCCCGTCGGCGTGCCCTTTGACCCGGCCGCCGGCGACAGAAAATCCAAACTGATCGCCATGCCGGTTGCGCGTGCGCAGATCGAAACCTGCCTTGCGCAGCCACTCGATCGCGAGGTCTTCCAAAACATGCCCAAGAGCAAAAATCCGCAGCGACTGGCCTGAGAACCCGCCGCCTTCATCCTTGGGGGTCTTGAGGTACTCGTACTGCAAGCGCCGAGCGCAGGCATCTCCCAAGCGGCTGCCGCCAAGATAATCGCGGGTTGGCCGCGCGTCGTTCTCAGTGACAAGCGCGTGGTCTATGAGCGCGTTGACGCTCTCGGCAAAGCTCGGGGGCTTTTCGCGGTGATTGAAGTCCAAAAGGGCGTCGGTCAAAACGGCACCTCCGAACTCTCATGGGTGGCCGAGGCCCGCATGCTTTCCTGAAACCCATCGACGGCAGCCTCGGCGAGACTTTTCGCCTGTGCAGCCGTGAGGTCCTTGAAGGACACGGTCCAGCCGATCTCACCCATGAGCAGGCCCATGGATTTCATGGCATGGGCCAGCGCCGCGCGCTCGCGATCATCGGGATCAATCATTCCGGCCCTCCTCACATCGAAAGGCCAGGTGCCGCCATTGGGGCGGTTTCGGGGTCGTCTTTTGCATGGTGAAGGTCTCCAGGGGGACCCTCTTCACTTACCGACGAGGTCTACAAAATGTCGGATAGAACATATAGCGAACATCGAGATCTAGCAGATGTTGCCAAATGACGGTAAATGATGCTGAATGACACCATATGTTGTTCAATAGTGTCTTTAAAAACAGCATATAGACATTTTGGGCGGCTGACTTAGAATTCACTCAAAGCTCGCACAGGCCCCGATTCGTCCGAGCACACCACCCCCTGGAGAAGGAATTCGCCCATGCCCGCGTTCAACCCTCGTGTGTTCACGAACCCCGGTCGACTGAAGGAAATCCACCCCGATCACTTGATCAGCTTCCTGTCCCAATGGGACAGCTATTTTGCCGAGCGCGGGTTAGATTTGAGCGCCATCGATCGGGCAGAAATGCCCTATGACCAGATCGCCGCCATCTTGATGAACCCAGGCACGGGCGTCTCAGATAGCATGGTGAACGCGCTCTATTACGTTCACGAGACGGCCCGCAAAGAGCCGATGGATGAGTTGATCGAACGCGCGGAAGCGGCCGGTCTGGACATCGAACATAACGACAAAAGCACGCCTGCGGACGTGGCCGTCCAAATCTGGCTGGCGCAGCCCGATCTGCTTGAGCGCCAGCACGCGGAAACCGTCGCCTTCAACCGGTCCAACTTCACATATTTTGCGGGCAAATCGAACAAGCCAGCAGGATCTGAGGGCCAAATTGTCATCTCCGAGGCGCAGTGCCGCGAGATGGAAGCCATGATGGACCCATGGTTTGAAAGCAAACGCCGCGGACGTGGGTCGCGGGTGTTCGTGTTCCCGCAAGAAAACCGCATTTGGATCTTGGTGCGCCATGGCCAGCCCATGCGGCGGGAGGGTGAGCACAAGGAAGATGGTAAGGATGGGATCGCCTTCTATCGGCCCCAGAAGGACGACGTGCTGATCTATGATGCCGAGATCGACGAGATTGGCGTCAACACGGAGACGAAGGGCGAGCGGGAACTCTATCTCAGAACGCTCGGCATGGTTCTTTTCGGAGATGATGCGCATTTTGAGCGGGCGGAACGCTACAATCTGCAGCCCCTGATCGATCATGGCCCCGACGCCCTCGCCTGCGCCGACATCCCTGGGCTGTCCCGGGTGCGGTTTGTCGAGTTTGGCCGCATGTGGGATGGCACCTGCCCCGAGTATGAAACCCGCCGCTCGGATGACCTCTTCGAGACCTATGGGGACGACTGGGCGGCACGGCTGAGCTTTGGTCGGCTGACCTATGCAAAATTCAAGGTGGCCTTCGAGGGCGAGAAAAAAGAGCGCTCGGTGATGATCCGCCCCGTCAACGTTGCCCGTTACGAGCGCGATGCCGACACGAGCCTGGTGGAAGCTTGGCTCAAAGCCCGCGGCTTCTGGAAACTGCAAACTGAGGCCGATAGCGATGATGATTTCGAAGTTCTGGAAAGCGCTTGATGAGCTGACCGACGGCGGATCATCGCATTGGGGCTGGCAGCAGCGCCTCGGCGACGAGTGGAAAGCGGTGGCGCCATTTTTGCCCGCAACGGGTAAAATGGCAGCCTCGCTCCCCTGCCCGAACCCCGGGGGCGAGGGCTGTCCACGTCGGGTGATTGTTCATGGCGACGGAACTGCCAGCGCCATTTGTGGCGATAGCCCAAAGGCCTGCCAATCGCTTGAAGTGACACGAGACGCGTTGCGCATCCATGCCCTCGATCGGCGCAGCTTTGCGGAGGCCTTGGTCAAGGCCATGGAGCTACAGCCACCGATCCGCAATCCTGCGCCATCCTTTATCCAGCGATTGGGCACGCGCGAGCGGGCAGCTGGATTGGGGGTGCCCGTCTTCTTGTGCATTCCCGGCGCCACCCCCAAAGCCCGGCCACAAGATCTCGATGAAATTCTGGAAACCCCAACCCCGGTCGTGTTGCTCTGCCCAACGGTGGCCTCGCTCCCAGATACCGTCACCGAACCACTCAGGCGCCATGGCGTAACAATCATGCCCTTGGACGCAAATCTCCTCGCACGTGGAGCGGGTAAATTGTCCCTCACGCCACAGGGGGACGCGGTGTTACAAGACTTGCTTGGAGAGTTGGGCGACAAGGCCGCGCAAGCGAAAGGTCCTCAGCGCGCTTGGGATCTGCCAACTGGGACAACTTGGGAAGACATGACCATCCGGTTCACGGCCGCCGCCTGGATCAATGTCACCGTCAAAGGTGTCACCCGCGCCTTCGAACCAGATGCCTTCGATCTGCGAAACACCAAGAAGCAGGAAACCACCGTCAAGGAAGCCTGGAAATTCTTCCTGGCACTTGCCGTTGGCAACGGGCGACACGTTGCTCGCCTTGCAGATTCCCAAGGAACGCCGCTTTTGCAGAAAAACAAGCAGGCCCTGTCAAAGGCATTGATCGCGGCCTTCGGGCTTGAGGGGGACCCCATCAAGGTCGTGAAGGGTGAATACGTCACCAAGTTCGTCCTGAGCGCAGATGATCTGCGCCAAGGGCGCCAGGGACAGACCTTAACGAAATTTCGCTGAGCCCCGACGAAAAAATCTCAAAATATTTCTCCATGGCAAGCCGCTGAAATCACACTGATTTCGGCGGCTTCTTTCTTTTGCGCGCTGCCATTCCAGGCCTTCAGACGAAATTTCGCCGGAGCCGGGTATTCGGGCCCTCGAGCCCGTCCACCTGGACGAAGGCGAATACCATGGAGCATCTCAACGCACTGATTGACCCCGCATCGCGCATCAATCGCAACATCAACATCCGCGCTGCGCGTCTGGCGCATTCGGGCGCCGCCCCCGGCCTTGATGCCGAAGACATCGCGCAAGAACTCAGAGAAGAGGTTCTGCGGCGCGCAGCACAGTTCGACCCCGAGCGCGCCTGCTTCGACACCTTTGTCGATCGCATTGTCAAAAACCGGATCGCTGATCTCGCACGCCAAAGCCAAGCCGCAAAGGCCAGTCGCAAGACGCAGTCTTTTGCTACACCAATCCTTGCCCAGGATGGTCATGAGGGCCTCACACTTGCCGATACGCTGAGCGAGACCTCTCCTGCCTTTGGTGCAGACGATTTTGCCGCCGCGCACGGCGCAGGTCTGAAAACCGATGTGGCCAAGTTCCTCGCCTCCCTTTGCCCCAGTTCACGGCACATAGCGATTGCTGTGAGCCAGGGATCAGTAGCGGATGCAGCGCGTATTTTGGGCCTGCACCGCAGCACGATCTACGAGCGCCTCAGCGTCATTCGGAAAGCCGCCATAGCAATGGGGCTGGATGGGTATTTCGAGGCAGCGCCCCGACAGTTTGCGCCCCGCGTCGGTAAGTAGGGCCAAGAGAAATTCAAAAACATGCCGGGCCTTCGGGGGAATGCAAAACCCTTGGGGAAACACCTCGACCGCAAGCTCCAGGGCGGCGTCGGGCCCGGCAGTTGTCACCCCCAAGACGACCCCGGAGCATGACGAAACAGGAGCTGGATGATGTTCACATCACCTCTGAAAAAACTCCGCCAGTCGAACTGGCTCAGCGCTCTCCCGGATACGGTCGCAGTCCCCGCCATTGGCGGCAGGCTCGCCCGCAATTTGCCCATTGAGCGCGCCACTCTCGATCAGATCGCCTTTGCGCTTTTGCCTTTGGAACAGGAACGCCGCGCGATTGGTCAGAAAATCATGGCCCTCGAAGAGATCATCACGTTGGCCCGCAAGCAGGGGGCGTTGGGCGCCGACATCGCTGTGACCGCCGCCACCCAGGAATTGGAGGCACGTCAATGAACAGCCCAACCGCACCCTCATCGTTTCGCATCATCACCGCAGATGAGCGTTTGAAAGAAACCCGCGGCATCAAAGGGGTTCTCACCGGAATTTCCGGGATTGGCAAAACCAGCCAGCTGTGGACCCTCGATGCCGACCGCACACTATTCGTAAACCTCGAGGCCGGCGAACTGGCCGTCCAGGGCTGGCCCGGTGACGAAGTCCGTGTTCGCGATTGGGAACGCGCCCGTGATCTCGCAGCTTGGATTGGCGGCCCCAACCCGGCGATGCGCGATGATCAGGCTTATAGCCAGAAAGACTACGAGCGGGTTTGCCGCCTGTTTGGCGACCCGAGCCTTTTAGACAAATACGATACGATCTTCGTGGACTCGATTTCGGTCGCCTCTCGCATTTGCATGCAATGGTGCAAGGGGCAGCCTCAGGTGCAATCCGACCGCAACGGCAAACTCGATCTGCGCGGCGCGTATGGCCTGCTCGGCCAGGAAATGATCGGCTGGCTGACCCATCTCCAGCATACGCCGCGCAAAAACATCTGGCTCGTCGGGCTGCTCGACAAAAAGGCTGATGACTTCGGCAAAACCTTTTTCGCGCTGCAAGTCGAAGGCTCCAAAACCGGCCTCGAACTGCCTGGGATCGTCGATGAGGTCATTACCCTCACCGAAATACAGCCCACAGAGGGCAAGGCATATCGAGCCTTCGTCTGCACCACGATCAATCCTTACGGCTATCCGGCAAAAGATCGCAGCGGACGGCTGGGGACGATTGAGGAGCCCCATCTCGGGCGTCTGATGACGAAGATCCGCAGTGGTCAGCCCACGAGCAGCGCACGCGCTTTGACGTTCGACATGCCGTCCGAGGCCGACGCCATCCCCACCCCAACACAGACGCAAGGAGCATAAGCCATGGCAAGCGATATGGATTTCAATGGCGCTGACGCCCAGGATGCCGCTTTCGACCTCATCCCCGCCAACACGCTGGTCAAAGTCACCATGATCATCCGCCCCGGTGGCGCGGGTCCGGAAGGCTGGTTGACCCAAAGCCAGGCCAGTGCCGCCCAATATCTCAACACCGAAGCGATCGTGATGGAGGGGCCCTATGCAAGGCGCCGCATCTACACGCGCATCGGGTTCCGCGGCAAAGGCGTGGACGCCAGTGGCGTCGACAAATACGCCAACCGGGGCCGCGCCCTTATTCGGGGCATCCTCGAGTCCGCCCGGGGCATCAAGGCCAATGACCAGTCCGAGGCGGCGCGCGCAGCTCGCTTGATCCGCAGCCTTGGTGATCTCAACAGCCTCGATTTTGTGGCCAAGATCGGCATCGACAAAAACCGGGATGAGCCTGACGAACCCGGCCGCAATGTCATCAAGGCCGCTGTGGGGCCAGAGCATCGCCAATACGCCGAGATCATGGGGGGGCAGCCGGCACCCATCCATTCACCCTCTACTGCTCCACAGGGCTATATTGGCCGCGTGGTGCAGGACCCTTACGCCGGGTCTGATACCGCCTCTGACGGCGGCGCACCCTTCTGGGCACGCTGAGGGAGGCACGCATGATCCCTCGTGATTATCAAAGGGCGGCGGTTGACGCCGCCCACGATCGCACCGCCGCGCATGGCAACACGATGTTGGTACTGCCGACCGGCGCAGGAAAGACGGCCATCGCAGGCTTTTTCGTTGGCGAGGAAGCAGAGCGTCAGCGCGATGCGAAGGTTCTTGTTCTCCAACACACCGATGAACTCATCGAGCAAAACCGCGCTGCTATTTCCCGCATTTCGGGCCTGCCATCCTCTGTCGTCAAAGCCGAGCGGGATGACTGGGACGGACAGGTTGTGTTCGGCAGCGTGCAGACGCTGGCGCGAGCCAATCGGCGTGAGGGCATGCCGGCGGTTTCGCATCTCATCATCGATGAATGCCACCGCGCCGCTGCGACCAGCTATCAGTCCGTCATCGAGCATGTCCGCGCCTTGAACCCTCAGGCGAAGCTCTTGGGTCTTTCCGCCACGCCCGGGCGCGGGGATGGCCGCAGCCTGCGCCGCACCTTCAGCAATGTCGGCTACCATCTGCGGATAGGCACCCTGATCGCGCGCGGCCTGCTTGTTCCGCCACGCACCTTTACCATCGATCTTGGCGTCGATGATGAACTGGCGGGGCTCACCAGCACGGCAGGTGACTATGACATGCGCCAGGCTGACAAGGTCCTGAACCGCTCTGTCCTGAACGAAGCCGTGGTCGAGCATTGGAAAGACAAAGCGTCCGACCGACGTACGATCTTTTTCTGCGCCACCGTCGCACATGCCGAGGCTGTGGCCGACGCCTTCACAGCGGAGGGGATTTCAGCTGCTGTCATCTCTGGTGACATGGCCAGTTCTGAGCGCAGCAATCTCATCGCGCAATTTGATCGCGGGGACATTCAGGTTCTCGCGAACTGCATGGTTCTGACAGAAGGTTTCGACAGCCAGCCCGTGGGCTGCATCGGCATACTGCGCCCCATGTTGCACAAGGGGACATTCATCCAGGCCGTCGGCCGAGGTCTCCGCCGTGTCGATCCGGAACGCTACCCCGGCATCATCAAGACTGATTGTATTGTGCTGGATTTTGCCGGTGCTGCACTCCGCCACGGGTCCTTGGAACAGGACATTTCTCTCGACGAGAATGAAACGCCCGCAGGTGCACAGCCCTGGAAAACCTGTCCCTCTTGCGAGGCGGAACTGCCCCTTGGCGCTTCGATCTGCGATTTTTGTGGTCATGAATTTGCCCGCACCGTCAGCGAAGCGCAGGTTCTAACCTCGTTCGAGATGACAGAAATTGCCCTGCTGGACAGGTCGCCGTTTTCCTGGATCGATCTGCACGGCGACGGGCAGGCCCTTATCGCCAGCGGCTTTGAGGGATGGGCGGGCGTATTCCACGATGGGACGCTTTGGCACGCGCTGGGGCGGCCCAAACACCGCCAAATTCGATCATTGGCTGTGGGAACCCGTATTCAGGCTCTCGCGGCAGCGGATGACTTTCTCCGCGAAACCGAGACCAGCAGTGCGGCCGCCAAAAGCAAACGCTGGATCAATGACCCTGCCAGCCTGCGTCAGGTCGAGCTTCTGCACAAAACCGGGCTAACCGCCAGCGGGCTCGACTTTGGTCTCTCGAAATACGCCGCCAATTGCCATCTCAACTTCCGCTGGAACCAGGCCGCGATCAAGGCGGCGGTCATGCAAGACCTGCCTCGGAGTGCAGCATGAACCGACCAAACCCGCTTCACCCAGATCGCATGACGGCGCACGAACGTCGCGCCGAACTCTATGGCCTGTTGGCCACAGCCGTGGTGCGCCTCGCGGGCCGCAATTGCGACCATCTATCCGAGAATACTGGAGACGGTTCGCTACACTTCCCGCGCAAACAGAGCGGTACTGCAACTCCAACTCAGAGGAGATCTGCATGACCACACATGAACCAATCCTGGCGCGTTTGGCCGCCTTGAAAGCCATGTCTGTCAACGAACTAAAGATCGAATGGCAAGCGCTGTTTGATGCGCCCGCCCCGAACAATAGCCGCAAGTTCCTGGAAAGCCGTTTGGCCTATCGGATCCAGGAATTGATCTATGGCGGCCCGGACAAGCAAACCCGCCGGCTGCTGGACCTGCTGGCCGACGAGGTCGAGGGCACACTGACGCGTAAGGCCCAGATTGCCGATGCCCGTAACCCCGTGGTGGGCACTAAACTCATCCGCGAATGGGATGGCATCGCCCACACCGTGACCGTGCTGAAAGAGGGCTTTGAATGGGGTGGCCAGCGCTACAAGTCGCTGTCCGCCGTGGCGCGCGCCATCACCGGCACCCGCTGGAACGGCTACCGCTTCTTTGGGCTGCGAGAGCTGAAACGAGGTGAGGCATGAAGGACGTGTCCACCAAACCCGTTCGTCGCCTGCGCTGTGCCATCTACACCCGCAAATCGAGCGAGGAAGGCCTCGAGCAAGAGTTCAACTCGCTCCACGCGCAGCGGGAGGCTTGCGAGGCCTATATAGCCAGCCAGAAATCCGAAGGCTGGGCCTTGGCGCGCGATCAATACGATGATGGCGGCATTTCAGGTGGAACATTGGAGCGCCGAGGGCTGAAGCAGTTGCTGGCCGACATTGAGGACGGATTGGTCGACGTGGTGGTGGTCTACAAAATCGACCGCCTGTCACGCTCGCTGATGGACTTTTCCAAGCTGGTAGAGGTCTTTGACCGCAACGGGGTTACCTTCGTCTCAGTCACGCAGAGCTTCAATACCACAACATCCATGGGCCGCTTGACCCTGAATATTCTGCTCAGTTTTGCACAATTCGAACGTGAGGTCACTGCCGAGCGCATTCGCGACAAGGTGAAGGCCTCGCGCATGAAGGGCATGTGGATGGGAGGCTATGTGCCCCTTGGCTATGATGTCGTCGACCGCAAGCTGGTAGTTAACGAACACGACGCTGGGTCAGTGCGGCGAATCTTTGATCGCTTTGTGGAGGTTGGCTCCGCCACGGTACTGGCGCGGGAACTGCGCCGTGAGGGGTTCCGCAGCAAGCAGGGCACGCTGATCGACAAGGGCTATCTGTACCGGCTTCTGAACAATCGCGTCTATCGTGGTGAAGCCGTGCATAAGGGCAAGGCCTATGCCGGAGAACACCAGGCCATCATTGACACCCGTCTGT